CACACAAAGAAGCCCAAACTATGGAAGAAATACTAAACAAACAACAAATCCCCGAGGGGATAGGATTGTTTAGACCAGATATAAAACAATACGATGACTCTATCATGGATGTGGAAATTCCCTTTTTCCATATTAGCAAATGCGATGGTTACATGAAAATTGATCTTGACTTAAATAACGGGGTTGATTACTCAACTATTGGATCATCATTAATATCAACCATTGAGGTTCCGGACAAGTCTCTACCAAATCTTGTTCATGATGTCGTATTTTCACACTTAGCTAGCAATACGGATGTTAGATTCTCGACTATATTTGGCGTTTACTCTGACTCTTATGATCATCTGTCTCCTGATTTGATCCTTAAAACTGCAGCTGGCTCTCACCATGTTGTAGAGTTCACTACAAATAGAGGGGGTGAGAGAGGTGCGTTCCAGGCCTGCAAAGATAAGTTTTCGAAATATCACATTCCTTGTGAAAATCGGGCTGTGGGGAGCAGAGTTTCCTTATTTGTCATCTCTGTGTATGTTAGAGGTGTTTGGTCTAACTTAGACTTAACAGATGACGAAGTTAATGAACTCGTGTTTAGATTCAGACTGGCAATAGCAATAATGGAAGAAGCAAAGAGATACTACCCAGAACTAACTGAAGATGAGAGTGAGATGACTAAACAAGAGAGAGAAATACTAGGTGTCATATCTTCAATCCAGATGAACTGGGAAGTGACAAGTTCTAGGTTCCCTCACTTTAAGGAAAAGCTGTTTGAAGATTTTATGACATCGTCTGCAGATGAAGAGTACCTGTCTACCATCATCTCAGAAGAATTGACAGCATGTCAAGAGGACATGATAAAATCAGGTTTTATCGGGAAAGTTAGTGGGATTGAGGAGAAACTCAACTTAAATGAGGCCGAATGTGCCACGATGATTGGGGATTATCTAAAGTCCAGGAGTAATGAGTGCAGGGACAAGTTGGACAGTAAGTCTACAGTTCAGATACCACCATGGACAATGACAGACTTCATTGAAGGTAAGTCTGTCTCCTGCCTCTCAGGATTTGAGGTCGAAGGTGATCATCCTATGTGTAAGATTTGGAGATCAGTTACAATTGCGGCAGCAATGGGAGATATTGATAGAGCTGATGACGATCCTAATGCAGAATTGCAAAAGGCTCTAGAGGGCAGCATCCAAAAGAGTGATGAGAGAAGCAGGTACCACAGAATAAAATTAAACCTAACAAATGAAGAAATTGTTTATGGGGCAACTCTCGGAGTGGAAGGAAAGTCACACAAGAATAATGCACAAGTAGAGGAGTCAAGAAAGCGCAGTAAGCTAGGCTTTTCATTAGATCATGACATCACCAACCTGGAGGAGTTTATCAATAAGCATGATCTGGGGCTGTTTGAAGAATCAGATGACTATTTCAACCCTTTTCAAATAGATTTTGACTTAAGGGAATCTGCACAGAAAATTCATCAGCCTGATCTCATCATTAATCAAGGAGAAAATGAATTCTTAGCGAACCACAAGAGACTGTGCATGTCAAAATTAGGTTCATGGTGTCAGATGGTTTCTCTAATAGGTGCAGAATTGTCAGCATCTGTAAAACAGCATGTTGGGAAAGGTCAGTTTGTGATAAAAAGAATTTTGAATTCTCCTTTATTCATGTTAATAAAGCCAACATCCTCTGTGAGCCACATCTTTGTGTCCTTTGCACTAGTGAAGTCAAATCACATGGGTGACTTGTGGGAGAATGGTGTATTTAAGCACTATATTGACGCAGGTGATTTGTTTGTCACAGACTTCATCTCTTACAAATTGAGCAAATTAACAAATTTGTGCAAGTGCTTCCCACTTATGGAGAGTGCCATCTGCTTTTGGACAGAGATATTTGGTTTTGAACCTTGGAATTCAACACACATAATGTCAACAGACAGGAGTGGAAGTTCCAAAGAGGCAGCATCTATGATTAAATTAACTTTACTAACATTAATGGAGGACAAAGCTGTTACTGAAGAGATACAGACCATCCAAAGATACATAATTATGGAAGGTTTTGTGTCTTTACCTGAGCTTCCAAAACCTCACAAGATGTTGTCCAAGTTGCCAGCTGTCCTGAGATCTGAACTTCAGGTGTATCTAGTTTTAAGATCTCTTAGGACAATGGAAAGGATATCGAAAAATCCTTTTCATCTACAAAAAAAGCACAGCCAGATCACATGGTCAGGCCTGTTCAACCCACTAACTGGAAATACACTTAGAGACTTACAGCCGCTAATAAGTATTTGCTATAATGGATACTTCAAAAATAAGGAAGAAGAGACTGAGCCCTCTGCACTCTCTAGGCTATACAAGAAAATTATAGAACTTGAGCACCTCTGTCCAAAAGATGACAAGTTCTTGGGATCTGGTGATCCAAGAGAACCTAAAATGCATGAGTTTAGTAGATCATTTCTAAAAAAATGCACTGACCACGGGAAGACCATTCTGAGAAAAATATATGGTCAGAATTTCATGCAACAGGTAGACACCCAAATCATGAGAGAAATTGGGTCTATAACCTTAGAGAAGTTGGCAACACTCAAAGCCAGCAGCAACTTTGACGAGAGGTGGTATGATTACTCAGTGTGCAGTAAAGAGGACTATCACAGGGAGAAAGCAATTGTTAAAATGTCAGAATTTGCTGCTTCAGGAAAAACACTAGCCATAGAGGTTTTCGATGAATGTATGAAACTAGTTGAGAATCGTGGGAACATGCATATTTGCTTATTCAAAAAGCAGCAACATGGAGGGGACAGAGAGATCTATGTGCTTGGCAGAGAAGAGAGAATTATACAATCAATTGTTGAGGCCATATCAAGGTCAATTGGGAGATTCTTTCCATCAGACACATTATGCAATCCTGGAAATAAAATAAGGATCCCTGAGACACATGGAATCAGGGCTAGAAAACATTGTAGAGGGGCTGTCTGGACATGCTCAACCTCAGACGATGCTAGAAAGTGGAATCAAGGACACTTTGTGACTAAGTTTGCCTTAATGTTGTGTGAGTTTACACTTCCTAAATGGTGGCCTATTATCATTAGAGGCTGTTCAATGTTCACAAACAAGTTCATGATGATGAACATGAGGTATATTAGTATACTTAGTAGACACAAGGAATTGGAAGTAGAAGACGAGTTCTCAAGAACAATATTCAGAGCATTTCATGGGGAAGTGAGAGTTCCTTGGATGGAAGAAGGCTCCACGTATCTAAAGACAAAAACTGGGATGATGCAGGGGATACTACACTTCACCTCTTCTCTCTTGCATACCCTCCACCAGGAATTTATAAGATCTCTTTCATTTAAGATATTCAACACTAAAGTGAGACCAGAAATGTCTCAGTCAATAGTGATAGACATGATGCAGGGCTCTGATGACAGCAGCATGATGATCAGCTTCCCGTGCTCAAATGAAGATGAGCTGATGAAATGTAAGATAGCAGCAGCAATATGCTTTAGAATGAAAAAGAGGTTGGGTGTATATCTGGCAATTTACCCCTCAGAAAAGTCAACATCTAATACTGATTTTGTGATGGAATATAACTCAGAATTCTTCTTTCACTCACAGCATGTCAGACCTACTGTGAGATGGGTGGCGGCCTGCTGCAACCTGCCTGAAGTTGAAACACTGGTTGCTAGACAAGAAGAAGCATCCAATTTGATGACCTCTGTGTCAGAAGGTGGGGGTTCTTTTTCCCTTGCGGCTTGCATACAACAAGCCCAGTGCACCCTTCATTACATGCTGATGGGAATGGGGATTAGCTCTTTATTCGAGGAATACAAAAAGGCTATAATTCGATGGAAGGATCCAGGATTAGGTTTCTTCTTGCTTGATAATCCTTATTGTGCTGGACTAGGAGGATTTAGATTTAACTTGTATAAGGCTATTTCACAAACACCCTTAAAATGCTTATATTCATACTTTATGAAGAAGGTCAGGCAGGGGATAGAGACTAATGATGGTGCCATTCCAGAGAGCTGTTCTGTAAGCCCAGGTGGCGCCATTGTACTAAGCTCTGCACTCAGGTGGGGTTCCAAGCAGAAATTTTACAAATTGAGAGATAAGTTGAACATCCCTGAGGATTGGGTAGATCAAATAAATCAGAACCCATCAGTATTATATAGAGCACCAAGATCAGGGGAAGAGGTGGTTCTTAGGATTGCAGAAAAGGTACACTCTCCAGGTGTTGTTTCATCTCTCTCAACTGGAAATGCTGTTGCAAAGGTCATAGCCTCATCTGTGTATTTTCTTAGTGCAGCCATCTTCCAAGACTCTGGTAGACAGGAATTCTCCATCTTAGACAGCTCTAAATATAGCTTATTACAGAAGCTGAGTAAACTGGAAGGGATCAACTTCACCAATGCTATAAGTGATGAAGACTTATTATTTCTATTTCCCAATATTGAAGATTTGCAATCACTAGATGGTCTTGTCTATAACAGAGGTCCTATAGAAATAGTAAGGAGAAAGCAGATCAAAGAAAACACTCAGTCTAAAGTCATAGTGTTTGAAGGGAATAGAAATTTGCGAACACCTGCAGAATACTTGATCAGTGATAAGTGGTTTGGGACTCAAAAAAGTAAGATTGGTAGAACAGCATTTGACCAAGAATGGGAGAAGGTGACATCTATCATACCTTGGCTGAGAGATAGCCCTCAGGAAACACTGTCTAGCTCTCCATTGGACAATCACATACAAATAAGAAATTTCTTCTCAAGAATGGACCAGAAGCCTAGAATAGTTAGAGTGACTGGTGCACCAATAAAGAAGAGGTCAGGAGTAAGCAAACTATCAATGGTGATTAGAGATAATTTTTCAAAACTTGGTTTTATAAAAGATATTGAGGACATAACAGGGACAAGTCGCACAAACTCTGCTGAAATGCTGAAACATTTTATGTTCTGTGCTTTGCAGGGGCCATATTCCCAAGAGAGAAAGCTGCAGATGGTCATGGATCTACTGGGAAAGTCAAATCCCATTGGTGTGAAAGACAGTGATGGGAAATCCAGATCAAACATCCTAGCAATATTACAAAGTTATGTGTATGGTGAACCGCACATCGCAAGGCAAATTGAAGATGCTGGTGCAGGTATTATAGGGGGGTTTGTGGTTCCTCAGAAGCCCAAGAAGTTAGAGAATACTATATATTACTATGGTTATGGAGTCTGGAGAGGAGTGATGGATGGGAAACAGGTGCAGATAGAGCTAGACAATGCAGTAGGAAGTCCTCCTATGATCATATCTGTTACAATGGAAGAGTCGGCTGAGCCATGGCAGATATGCAAGAGTATTAGATCCTGGGCAGATGATGTGGGCGCAAAAAACAATCTAGATATATCATCAAAGATTAAGAAAAAGACTTGTAAGTATTGGATGTTTGATTTCAAAACATTTTCATCAGATAAAGCCTATGGAGCCCCTGTTTATATGACAAAGAAGAAGATGGTGGACTTCAGATTGATTGATGATTCTGAAATTAATATTAAAGTTAGAAAATCCACTGTCAATCTATATGTTAAAAATGATGGTAGAGACGTCCACATTCTATCCTATTCAGCATCTGACTCTGACCTAAGCCCAGCCAGTTTGAGAATAAGTGATGAATCTAAAGATGAGATGATGGATTTATTTAATAAGGAGCCGAGTAAATCATGGGCTACATGCTCTCCTATACCTGCCATCATGATGCACAAGATAATCAAAGTTGTCCAAGGGGAGTTAAGGATAACATCTTTGGACAGTGAGAGGTTGGGAGAGATCATGAAATTGTGCTGTGAGTCTTCTCTGAGATCAAGAATAGGGACTCTATTTTCAGCTCTCCCAAGTGTTCAGAACACATCAAGGGTAGATGTTGATGATCTGATAGATATAGTGTTAACTGATTCAAAGACAACTGGCTTTAAGGAGATAGTGAAATCACTTGAAAATGACATAAAGAATGAGTACGAAATGGAGGACTTCGATCTCTCAGATATTGACTTATTTGGACCTGCTCACTACAAAGAATTATCAGACTTAAATACTATTAGCCACCCTCTAATGGATGACTATGTTGAATTCTGTATTTCAACAATAGGGAGAAAAGAGCTGAGACGGATTCTAGAGACCAACAGATGCAAGACAAAAGATCTTCAATTATCAAAAGATCTATTCTTAGTATTGGGAAGAAATCCTAACGATATTAAAGTGGATGAATACAACATTGGAGAACAACTGGCTGTGGAAGACGACATGATAGGATAAAATCCATAAACCTGTAGC